TGTACGGAAAATAAAGCAATCGGAATAGCGGGTTGAACTGGGTTAAGCCTCAAGTTTAACCCGCTATTTCCGTATGGAGAGCATTTATGTCGCAGAATGAAAAACTGGGAATTGAGATAAATATAGATTTGGGTAAGGCCAAGGAGCAGATCGACCGGCTGAATGGCTTGTTGGCGAAGCTTGGTCAATCCCCGGATGCTGCTCAGAAGAGTCTGGAGAAGTTGACTGCTCGGATTGAGGCTTTGGGTAAGGCTACTGGCTTAGCTCCGGAAAGGGTCAAATCTTTGATGAAGGCTTTTGAGGACTCTTCCTCGTTCGAGAAGTTCTTTAAGAACTTGGGTAAGTTCGGAGAAGGAACTGAGAAAGTCCTGAATGCCGAAAAAGTGATGATCAGGCAGCGCAATAAGGACCTTGAGACCGCAGGCAATGAGCGGATGGTCCTGATTCGTAGACAGAACCAGCAGGAGCTTGAAGAGCGCAGGCGTACGATTCAGATGCTGAAGGCGCAAAGCCTCGATGACACACGCAAGATACAAATTAGCGCAGCATCAGGTCCTGCTGATGGGATGCTATCCACAAGGGCTGCGTTCATTAGGAGGCAGCAGGAGGACCTCGGGAAGCAGGTTCTTGATATCCAGAAGAACACGGAGAAAATTGCCAACGCTGAGAAAGCCTCAGAGAAACTGAGGATCAAGGTTCTTGAGACTGCAGGCAACGAGCGGCTGATTCTGATTCGGCGCCAGAATCAACAGGAGCTTGAAGAGCGTAAAAGGGCTGTGCAGCAGATTCAAGCTCAGTCATCTCAGCAGCAGTTATCTTGGAACGCAGCAGCCGGGACTCAGGGGGTCAAGTATCAAGGAGTACAGGGAGGCTTTGTTAGGTCCTCTGTTCAGGCTCAGAATCTGAGTACTGATGCAATGACTCGGCTGCAGACTGAAGCCAATAAGATGAATGCTGCCTTGAGGGAGGCGCCCAAGCACGTAAATGTGTTGGATGTAGCCCTTGGGAAATTGACTGCCAGGATCGCTGAATTCTACTCAGTTCGCGCAGTTTTGTTTGCGGTCACCAATCAGATCCGCGATGCCATTTCTGGCGCCTTAGACTTCAACCAGTCGATGTACGACATCGCCGCAGTTTCAGGCTCTACGGATAAGGAGATGGCTATGATGGGGGATAGTATCCTCAACATCGCGACCCACTCCAAGTACACCGCGAAAGAAGTTGGTAACTTGCTACAGATTTTGGCTCAGGCAGGCGTAGCAGCTAAAGATATGCCTACGGTTTCGGGGGTGGTTGGTATGTTCGCCACCGGGACCAACGCAACCCCGCAGCAGGCGGCTGACGTATTCACCACCTCGATGAACGTCTGGGACATCCAAGCAGAGGACTCAATTAGGATCGCTAACACCCTGACCGCTGCGCTCAATGCTTCCAAGTTGGAAGTTGGTGGTTTGAGCACCGCTTTCAACTACTTGGCTTCGCAGTCGGCTACCTTTGGATACTCACTCGAAGAGACCGCAGGGATTATTGCAGCAATGTCACAGGCGGGTGTTAAAGCCAGTACCATCGGTACAGGGGTGTCTCAGCTCTTGAAGGACTTAGCCGTACCGAAGGAACGATTCAAGGATTTACTCAAGACTTACAAAATAAGCCTGGATGAAGTCAACCCCACAATACACTCTTTCGCGGACATTGTGCAGGTGTTCACAGACAAGGGGGTTGCTGCAGAGGATATCCTGGCACGAATGGATACCCGCGTAGGACGCTCATTAGTTGCCGCAATGAAAGTAGGCGCTGGTGCCTTCCGGGACATGACCGATGCAGTAACCGGGTCTGAGTCCGCTATTGTAGCCTACTCCAAAAGCATGGAGGGTGCGAGGGCTAAGATGAATGTCCTGAAGCAGTCGTTCTTGGCTGTGGGGGTCAGTATCTCAGAATCACTAAGTGGGGTGTTTGGCCCCATGATCTCTGTAATAACTACAGTAGTTCAAGGATTAGGTACTCTCCCTGGTCAAATTATTTTATTTGCAGGAGCCCTCAGAGTTTTAATTCCGGTAGTGAACTCACTCACGGTGTCTATGCTAGCCAACCCCTTATTTGGAGCTTATGCTGCGGTTGCTCTGACCATAACAGCAGTAATAGTCGCGCTAGGCTACTTCGGCAGCAAGACCAGCGAGACTGCTGAAATATTCAAGGGCTATAACGACCAGGTTCTCAAGAACGTAGAGGCGTACCAGCAAGTATCCAAAGCCATAAAGGAATCACGCAGGGAAGCAGAGCGCAACGACAAGGAGCTTGCGAAAGCTGGCGAACTCTACGACAAGTTAGGAGAAAAAGCTGAGTTAAGCAACAGCGTCTTGGAGAAAAAAGTCAAGATCACCGACGCAACTAAAATTGCCCTATACGAACTACAGAAACAGTACCCTCAGCATTTCGATAATATTGACCTTGAAAACCTGAAGTACGGAGATCAACTCAGCATCATCAGAAATATTAATCGCGAGCGCAAAATTAAGGACATCAGCAACGTCAATGCGATGAACAAGTTGGACGAGTCTATAGCCGAGAAGCAGAAGCGTGTTGCTGAACTGGAAGCCCGCGCCCAAGACGAACCTACCTTTTTCGGCCCAGGTTATATCGGTACCAAAAACGAAATTGATCAGTTGCAAAAGGACATTAAAGCGGAAAAGCAGGAACTTGAGAGAACAGCCCAGATGACCTCCGCAGGTTCTTGGTACTATAACAAAGGACAGCGCCACTTTAATGATGGTTCTCCTGACGATGAGAAAAAGAAGGATAAAGATAGTAAATTAGGGCACGGGACTGCGGGGCCTAAAGCAGTAGATATGGGTGAGGTCCTCCGCAAAAACCAGAATGAAACGGTTAAAAAAATACAAGAGTATGAAGTAAAGACCATTGAAAACACAATCAGCGAAATACAAACCCAATTGACCGATGCCCACAAACGTGGGGATGCAGTAGCGTTTAAAAATCTCTCCGGTAAATTGGAGCAGAAGTTCCAGGAACTCCGAGACAAAAAGGAAGAGCGCTTTGTAGAGGATTACTGGGCCTCGTTAGCGCAGAGTATCGGCGCGGAGTATCAAGATGGAAAATTCGTTTTCTCTGGTGACAAATCCGAGGATAACAAGAGGAACTACGAGGCAAACAAAGGTGGGTTTCTCGCAGATGTTCAAAAGCGCTTTGCCGCTTTCAGGACTGACCTTACTGCGGAGCAAAGCAAGAACCTGACCAAAATGCCTGACCCCAAAATAGATCTCCTTTCCCTCGGCGCAGACAAAAAAGAAAAAGTTCTCAATTTTGAACTCAAGGCATTCCAGCAGCGTGCTGAGATCCAGAAGGAGGAGACGTACACCGCCGCAGGTATTTATGAAATTGAGGAGTCAATCCTACTCAAGACTAGGGAAATCGGTGCCCAGAAAGTCAAGAATCTTGAGGCCGACAACGCGGCAATTGAGAAGTGGCTCAAGCAGAATGAAGGCAACGAGGCACTCAAGCAGAAAGCGGAGGAGTATCGCGGAGTACTGGAGCGAAACAAGGAGACCATCAAAGACCAGAACCTCCTCCTCGAAGCTCAAGGCAAGCAGTACGACCGATTAACTGACCACTCCTTCTGGAGTAACTTCAAGAAGGGTTCTGGGTCTGCTTGGTCTAGCATCTCCGACACTGACAAGCTCTCCCAAGGTCTCGGCTCCGACCTCACCAACTCAGCATTCAACGGAATCACAGGCACGCTAAGCAACACCCTCTCCACCTTCATAATGCCCGATCAAGATGCAATCGACAGCATCAAGTCCAAGATCAACGAGTTGAATGTTCAGAAGGCGCAGATCCAGGCATCAATCAGTTCTATTACGTCGAAGGGCGAGTTCATGACCGGCGCCGACAAGACCGCGTTGAATGAGCAGGCGTCGGGACTGGAGGCTGTGAACGCTTCTTTAAGAGAGCAGGAGAAGTTGCTGGACAAGCAGAATAACGCTTGGAGTAGATTTAAGGACGGGCTCGCTGAGACCATGAAGCAGATCCTGAAGACTCTGCAGGAGTACATCATCAAGCTGATGGTCGTTGCTTTGGTTAAGAAGATCGCGGGTGTCGCCGCAGGTTCAGGAGGTGAAGGAACCATCCCCGCCATCGAGAACGTAGGAGGCCAGGATATTGCCACAGGCTTGGCTGCTACAGGAGCCACAGGCGGTTTGGTAGGCACCAACAGGATTGGCAAGAACCCCTTGATGGCCTTTGCGTCAGGTGGGTTAGTCCCGATGATGCCTGGGGCTGATCCCAATAAAGACAGTGTTCATGCGCTTCTGCAGCCAGGTGAATTTATTTTACCGGCGTCAGTAACCCGGAAGGTGGGTATCGGATTCCTTGAAAACCTCCGAGCACAGAAATTTGCAGAAGGTGGTCTCGTAGGTGGTTCAGGTAATAGAAGCAAAGGCGCCTCAGGAGAAATCCCAGTCAACTTAACTTTGATTAATGTAGCTGATGTAAATAGCATACCCCCTCAACCAGTGGACGCAAATCAAGTCATCAACATCGTTAGTTTTGACATCAACAAAAAAGGCACCATTCACAGAACAATGAAACTAGCAATCTAACAAGGTGGGCCAAGATTTATCTTGGCCCGCAGAGGATATATGCGAAAAGAACTGGAAGATTTAACAGGCAAGCATTTTGGACTTTGGACTGTAATTGAGTTTGCTAGGTATAAACCTGAAGCATATTGGTTGTGCAAGTGCGGGTGTGGAAAAGTTAAAGAAGTTTATGGATACAACCTCAAGCGGGGTTTTACTAACTCATGCGGTTGTATCCCCACAATTGTAGTAAACAGGCCTAAGACCCAGAAGCCTAGAAAAGATTTGGTTGGGTGTAGGTTTGGCAGGCTTGTGGTAGTTAATTTTTCACATAGTAAAAATAGCAAGCACTACTGGGTTTGCAAGTGTGATTGCGGCAATATAATTACCAAATTTACAGCAGCTTTGACTTCTAAAAATCATCCGGATAAATCGTGTGGCTGCTGGGCCAAGGAAAAGAAAGTTGCAACACTTAAGGAATATTTCTCAGATGGCAAACGGAGTCCTAAATTAATAGACTACACTGGCAGGCGGTTCGGGCGCTTAGAAGTACTTAAACTGCTTCCTCAAAGGACCAAAAATAGAACGACTTGGCTTGTAAAATGTGACTGTGGGGAAGAAAAAGCGGTATCCAGGGGGGCACTTGATAGTGGGCGAGTCAATTCTTGCGGTTGCTTCCGAAGAGAGGATTCTAGAAAGAAAATGCTTAAATTGCGCCCAACGCAGGTTGGTCAAAATAATCCAGCATGGAATCCTGATATCACAGATGAAGAGCGCAAGCTTAGACAGAAGAGGTTGAGGAGTAAAGAGGTAACTGAGTGGGCTAAGACAATAAAAATAAGAGATAACTTCACATGCCAGTTGTGTAATGGTGGTGGGCGCCTTAATTCCCACCACCTAGATTCCTACCGAGCACACCCAGACAAGCGTACTGACTTGACCAACGGAGTAACTCTGTGTAAAACCTGCCACGATGCTTTTCACAGTGCATTCGGTAGGAAAGTAACTTACGCGGATCAGTATTACGAATTCAGGGATTACTACGCCCAAACAAATTCATATATGAATTCAAAATCAGGATAATGCGCGTTCCTGAAGACCTAACAAATAAAACCTTCGGCAGGCTTCTGGTGCTTAAAAGGGCGCCAAACAAGAACGGAAGAACCTGCTGGCTCTGCTTATGTACCTGCGGGACATTTAAGGAGGTGCGTGCTGCTAGTCTGAAAAATGGCAGCACCACCTCCTGTGGTTGTAAGCGAAGAGAAAGGCTCCACGAAATGATGAAGCAAGGGACCTTGCGCGGAAGAGGAATCGAGCACCTGAAATGGGCGGGTGCAATTAAATCCAGAGACGGGAAATCTTGCTTCCTCTGCAATCATCCAAGCAAATTAGCAGCGCACCACCTCTATTCCTACCACGCCCACCCTGAGTTGAGAACTTCTTTATCCAACGGCGTCACTCTTTGCGATCAGTGCCACAAAGAATTCCACAAGATGTTCTCGTTCAAGTTTAATAACCCAGATCAATTCACGGAGTTTCGGGAATATTATTTCGACCGGATGTATTCAGAAATGGATTTGAATTCGGATTGGCATATTTCTTTCTATTAATTTTAGGAAATAAGGTACCCGCAGACCCATATTAGAGTACAGAAGCAGCTTTTTCTTACTTGAGGAGAACCCATGCCAACCCCAGTTTTCCCTACAAATTATACAACGGCTGGTCTGCCCTCTACCACAGGGACGGACCACAGATTGCCTAATCCGGCTAGACCATTAGCCGAGGCAATCAAGGTTCCCTCAATCACTTTTCAGGCGGATTCGGGGCATACTCAAAGAAGGGTAAAAAGCAACCCTATAAAAGTCTGGGATTGTAACTACCCCGCGCTCTACGCGAACCAGGCGCAAGCCATAGAGACCTTTTTCCTAACTATGTACGGATCTGTCACCTCTTTCGATTGGTGGCATCCAGTTTCTAAATCAAAATACCACGTCCGTTTCCAGTCGGACACGCTCGAAAAAAAGTACATCGAGCACGGACCCAAAGGTCCTATATACACGCTCTCGTTTAAGCTGGAGCAGACGTGGTAGTACCTGTTGATCCTGAAGTTCTCACAAACCTTCAGAAAGAATGCACCAAATCGAATAAAGAAATCTGCGGAATTGTCAGCACAAACCAAGAAGTCTTCTTCATCCCCAACATCTCCAAAACCCCGAGCAACTCCTTCCTGATGGACCAAGCACAGTACTTCCGGACCCTGAATTCCCTCTCCCGTTCAGGCCTTGGAGTACTGTGCCTTTTCCACACCCATCCTGGAGCTTCACCGGAGCCCTCGGAGAAGGACTTGGAGTTCATGAAGAAATCTGCTTATGCGATGCTGATCGTTTCGTCTACCTCTTGGAGGTACTTAGATGGCCCGGATTAATCACCCGCTTTTCCAGAAGAAAACCACCGAATCCGCACAAGGCAAAATTCTTCATCTGATAGAAATCGAAATCCCGGACAATCCTACTTTAAGGATCGTAGACAGCAACTGCGACATCTCGTTCGGTTCGGTGGTTTATTCTAAATTCCCGGTTCAATATTCCGGAACTACGATGTCCTCCGATGGCTCGATTGACAAGGCCACTTTGACCGTAGCAAATCCAGGCAGGGTTTTTCAGCACTACGTGAACGACTTCAAAGCTTTGAGAGGAACCAGAGTCTCGGTCAAAACGACCTACGAATCCTTCGCGGATTTTACCTACACGTTTGGGGCGGATGGTTCAGTCACCCCGCAGGCTAATGGACTGGCGGACTCCACAGCCTACATCGAAGACGCCTTCGTAGTTGACAGTTACACCTCCAACGAAACCTCGATTGTCTTCAACCTGGACCCGATTGTTGACTTCAACATTCGGCTTCCTCGGACTGCCTTCAACTCCAACGTATGCCGCTTCAGGTACAAAGATCCCAGGACCTGCATGTACTCTGGGAATCTATCAACCTGCAAGAAGACCTTAGATGACTGCAAACTCCATTTATTTGAAGTGGTTGATGCGGGAAGTACTACGATTGCTGCGGGGGGTTCTATAGCCACGACTACGAATGTGGTCGCTCCGATTGCAGGTGATTTTTTGACAATTGGATCGGAAGTATTTGAAATTGAGGGAGTTATTGAAGGTTCTCCAATAACCAACCAGCCTACCTCGACCACGACTGATGGGCACATAGTGGTCTATAGAAGGCTTGTGTATCAAGGAGTTAATATTCAGTTGGCTTCAGTTTCTACTTTAGGCGTTTCTGGTATTGGGAAAATCTACAAAGGAAATCACGAACGATTCGGTGGATTTCCTGGGGTTCCCTCGGGAGTTCGAAGGATCAGGCTGTGAGGTTTTTAGAATATCTTCAGATTCCCTACTGCCACAAAAAGTCGGACTGCTTCGGATTGGTCAGGAAATTTTATGAAAATGAATTTCAAATTGAACTTCCCGACTTCGACTACGAGGAAAATTGGCATGATTCAGATCCGGATCTGATTTTCTTGAAAGCTCTCGAATTTGGCTTCTGTTCAATTTTTAGTTCACCCAAGTTTGGTGACGTTCTGGTTTTAAAGCACCGAGGGCTCCCTACTCACTTGGGTGTCGTAATCGACAAAGGGGATTTCCTCCACACAACTCTAAAAGGCACTGCCTGTCATTCACACGTTAGCGGGTTTTGGGCTGACAAGATTTGTGCAGTCCTCAGGTACAAAAAGGACTGAACCGTGAAAATACTTCTGGATAAAGAGTTGATCCGCTACACCTCGCTTCAGGATGAAGTAGAAGTCTCAGGCACAACCGTGGTTGATGCCTTAGAAGACCTCTTCAACAAATTCCCGCAGTTCCTGGTTTTCCTCACGGTGTACAAAGGCGCTGAAGCAGAGAAGACCTCTATCCGATTGAATGGCGAATACCTGTTCGATCCGAAGGACTTGCATCGAGTTGTTTACGCTGAGGATATTATTGAGTTTGGTAGGGATGTCCCTGAGGGTGAGAAGGGCGGGCTGCAGATAGTTGTTGGTGCGGTTTTAATAGCGGCGTCCATCATGACGGCAGGAACCACGACTTGGGCTGCGATGGGCTTTTGGGCACAAATGGGCGTGACTATGGGTGCCGGGATGGTGCTTGGGGGTGTTACTTCCTTAATTGTTGGTTCCCCCAAGCTCCCTACATTCGACTCAGGTAACTCCACTTCAGCCACCTACACCTTCTCGGGAATCAAAAACACTACAGTCTCTGGAACTCCAATCCCGATTGTCTACGGGAGGCACAGGGTTGGTGGGCACGTCTTGAATGCCTATGTGGATGTTCTAGGTCAGTACAGTTACCTCTACACCCTACTGGGGATCGCGTCTGGGCCAATTAATCAGATTGACCCCTACACCATCGAGATCAATGAACGGAACCAAGATAACTTTCAGGATCTGGCTTTCTACTGGAGGAAGGGTGATCAGTTCAATTTACCTCCAGCAGTCAATCCCTTGATTCAGCCCCAAGAAGTCGTGTTCAAGGAAGCCATATCTCCTTCCAGTTTTGTTGATAGTTGGTACACGTTGTTGCTTCCAAACGGAGGTGATGTAGACCAGATAAATTTTAGATTGCAACACAAAAGCGGGATTTTGCTGGTTGAGCAGGGGGTGGGTAGGCTGCAGGTGTACAAGCAGGATGAAACCACCTTACTGTATGACTACGTGGTCCCTCCTAATGTGTGGACACTAAAAAATCCAGGGATTACTGTTACGTACCCAACCATGATTAAGTTCGGGGAGTTGCTATCTGGCAACTTTATAGTTAAGGCTCAGGTTTACCAGACTGACCCTGATTCAGGCTACCCCGTATTATCCACCATCCCACTAGAAGAACTCAAAATTCTGGAGTATGTGAACACCAACTCGGAAGATACTACACTAGACACGCTCGCAGTAATGAAGGGATTTAACCAACTTCAAAATTCCATCAGCTTTAACCAACTTATTCCTGACGAAGACCCTGACAACCAAAATATTGGGGCCATAGTTTCCACAGAAACTCCGGTAGAAACTGTCAAGATTCGCTTGAGTGCTCCAGGCTTTTATTCTGGCAACGGGACACTAGGTGCAACAGTCCAATTTAAAGTCTACACCAGACAAAGCAATGTGAGCGCCTGGAGCCTCTACGACTTCACGGCCAATAAAGAGCCTGGTGTAGAGGATACAGATTGGAACTACTTCAAAACAGACAAGCCTTCTAAAACGGAAGTCTCCGTAGCGAGAACCATCACCCTCCCGAGCATCGACTACTACGACATTAAGGTTGTTCGAGTAACCCCACGGCACACCTCAGACATTACCATCGCAGACGACATTTACCTGGCTGACCTTATTGAGATCTCTAGTGAAGGCTTGGCTTACCCTTGGGTCGCCCTTCTTGGAGCCAGGATTAGAGCTACGGACCAAATCTCAGGGAGCCTCCCCACGATCACGTCGATCATCGAGGGCTCCTGTGTCTCTTTGCCTACAGGCTACGTTAGCGAATACGACCCAAACACGAACCGTTCGATCAGGTACTGGTCCCAAGCTTGGGACGGCACCATGAGCACCGATTCCGACCCCGATAATGTCATTTGGACTGACTCCCCTATCTGGTGCCTCTGGGATCTCTTAACCAACCCGATTCACGGCCTCAACGAGCATTTCTCGATAAAACCTGAGAAGAAGAATCTGGTTCTGGCTAACCTGGTGCAGATGAGTTACTACTGCGATCAGTATTTGTTTGAGGACGGGACGGTTGCCACCTCCTACAACGAAGTCGATGCTGAAGGTGTATTTCCTCGGGTAAGGTATTCGCTGAATCTGGTTATCGACCAAAGCAAGTCCACAAGAGAATGGGTCAACATCATTTGTGCCTCGATGAATGCCCTGCTCTTCCAAGCAGACGGGATGGTCTACCTCGATGTGGATCAGCCGAAGAACATCACTCAGATTTTCAATATGAGTAACATCAAGGATTATTCCCAGAGTTGTGCCTCGCTCCGGTCGATCCCTAATACTTACGAGGTATCCTTCTACAACAAGGACAAGGACTATGATCAAGATTCGTTCTTGATTGAGACTCCTGAGTACCAAGCAAGCGACTTAACCACAGAAGAGCGCAAGCAGACCATGAGTTACATCGGGGTCACCGACGAGCGACAGGTTAGAAATCTTTTGTTCCGGACGATGAACGTAGCGAGCAACACCGGGACCATCGTTAGTTTTAAGACCGGCACGGAAGGCCTGATGAGCACCGTATTTTCCGTCGTAGGCGTTCAACACGACGTACCCCAATGGGGCTCCGGAGGGCTTATCCAGGAAGTGGAAAATGCCGGATCTTCCTGGTTGGTCACCCTGAGTGATTCCTTCGCCTACACCTTACTTGAAGGAGATAACCTCTGGGGGCAACTAGCAATCAGCATCTCGAACGAAGGAAAGGTCCCAGTTGAAATCGGAGTGGTTGAGCCTGGGGTTAACGGAACATATTCAGAAGTGAATATTTCCAAGACCTACGTGGATTCTGAGGGAGTCACCCAGAACTTCACTCCTGAAGCTGGAGCGACATACATCCTGGGCCAAGTAACCAACGCGGTGAAGCCCTTCAAAATCCTTAATTTGAAAAGGGACTCAGACGAACTTACTGAAGTCACTGCGGTGGAGTATCTCGAAGACGCTTATAGTGACGACATCACCAACATGCCGGTCGTGGCAATGCCTGCGTTCAGCCAATTGCCTTCCGTGGATAAAACTTCTGTCACATCAGTCGTGGCTGAGGAAACCATCTACGTGGACACCACAGGAAACCTGAAGACTGGGGCCACGGTTTACTACGCCGTTCAAAACAACCTTCTCTGGGCGGGGTGCATCGTCTACTACGGGATCGCTGGTAATTACTCACTGACTCCTGTGGATAAAACCGGAATCGTGTTCATCCCAGAGATTAGTCAAGAAGGCGACTACGACTTCATCTGCGTCTCCCTTTATTCAGACGGGACCAGGCAAACTGTAGCGGATGCTTTAGCTGATTCCAGGCAGCCCTATACCTCCCTCCATCTCACGCCCTATGTAGAAAACACGGAGTTCCTCAAAGGAGTCTCTGGGCTCCAATTGGTGGGCCAAGGGAACGACTCAGAATTCGTAGGCAAGGACGCCAAGTTCACCTGGAGAAGACCCTCAGCAACCGACTTCAGGGTCAATAATGTTGCCTCGGATAATCCTCTGGGAGTTCAGAACGCCGATAGCTGGCTTAGAGAATACCGGGTGGAGATTAAGGATTCTTCCGGCAATTTACTGAGGACCACGAAGACCTTTGACGAATCCTACGTATACACCTACGAGCAGAATTACTCGGACTCAGGGACGCTGCCTCACCGGGAGTTCTCCATCGGGATCACGGCGGTTGACCGTTTAGGCAGGTCCTCCAAAACTTCAACTCTGACGGTGAGCAACCCGGCGCCCCCTGCGGTGGCATAGAGGACAAAATGATTAAATTAACTGGAGGAATCGGTAGCTTCACAATTACATGGGACCCAATTAATATTCCGGATGTCCTGGGCTACGTAGTTTGTGGGCAACCCGGCGTTGAAGATTTCGCAGTCAGCGGGTCCAATATTTTGAACGTAGGCCCTGAGACATCCTTCACTTATTATCCCGCAACCTCAGGGATGTTTTCGGTGAAGGTCGCTTGCTACGACAGCTTCAGCAACCCCAAAGCTCTCATCCTGTCCGACCTGAACTTCTCCGCTCTGCAAACCGTGGAGGTCAAAGGCCTGCTTGCAGAAGCTCTGGAGGCTCTCACAGGCCAACTCACCGAGAGCCAACTTCACCAAGATTTGTCCGGGAGGATCGACTTGATCGACCTCCCGGCACTTGGATTGGTTGATCGTTTGGATCAAGAGATTCTTGACAGGGGCTTGGCGGTGACTCAGGAGGCCCAGAACAGGGCCACAGCACTGACCAGTTACTACACGAAGACTGAAGCCGATTCAGCAACATCTTCAGCAATCACTGGAGCGACTTCTTCTCTTGTCAGTAATTCCTCACTAGCGACTTCCTTAACAAGTTACTACACCAAGACTGAGGCCGATTCAGCAACCTCTTCAGCAATTACCGGAGCGACTTCTTCGTTGGTAAGTAATTCGTCCCTAGCGACTTCCTTAACAAGTTACTACACGAAGACTGCAGCCGATTCAGCAACCGCCTCAGCAATCACTGGAGCGACTTCAGAATTCATTACCAATTCCTCACTAGCGACTTCCTTAACAAGTTACTACACCAAGACTGAGGCCGATTCAGCAACCTCTTCAGCAATTACCGGAGCGACTTCTTCGTTGGTAAGTAATTCGTCCCTAGCGACTTCCTTAACAAGTTACTACACGAAGACTGCAGCCGATTCAGCAACCGCCTCAGCAATCACTGGAGCGACTTCAGAATTCATTACCAATTCCTCGCTAGCGACTTCCTTAACAAGTTACTACACCAAGACTGCGGCTGATTCAGCGATTGCCGACTACGTGAACAATACCAGCACCACGATTCAAGGATTGGTCGCTTCTGCCTCCATTGAGTCACACGTTAGGGCATCAACCACAGGGCCTGATTGGGATTCTGGAACGGCCTACTCGAAGGGCAAGGTGGTGGTGTTCAAAGTAGGAACCGAGCCTTATTTGTTCCAGCGGATTACATCCACGGGAGGAACTCCTTCTCCTTCAGTAGTCACCGGGGTCGCTCAGACTACCACAGACTGGAAGCCGGTAACCGCTAACCTCTACGCCGAGACCATGCTCAAGACGGATGTGAACGGGCATGTGGTTGGGGTTGGAATAGCGAACGACGGAGTGACAGGCGAAGTCGAGATCCTGGCTGACAAGTTCAAGATTGTACATCCTACGCTGCCTGAGCAATCGGCTCAGGTTTTCACCGTAGGGACTGTGGATGGGGTCACAGGTCAAGTAGGCATCAACGGCGCTTTGCTGATCGACGGCTCACTTTCGGTTAGCCAGAACGTCTCCGTGGGTGGGACTCTGAGTATCGGAGGAGCTACCGTATCTTTTGCAGCGCCTACTCCAAGCGGGATAGGTGCTATCGAGACTAACTTAGGTAACGCGCCTGCTTCCATTTTGAATTCGAATGTAACCGCGACTTCAATCGGTGCGATTAAGACCGACTTGGCTAACGCCCCTGCAGATATTTTGAACAGCAACGTAACCCCAGTATCCATAAGTGCGGTAGCCACGAGCTTGAGTAACGCCCCTGCGGGAATCCTAAATTCAAACGTGACTCCTACGTCTATAAGTGCCGTCGCCACTGACTTGACCAACGCTCCTTCCGGAATCCTAAATTCAAATGTGACTCCCGCGTCCATAAGCGCAGTGGCGACGAGTTTGAGCAATGCGCCTGCAGGAATCCTAAATTCGAATGTAACCGCGACTTCAATCGGTGCGATTAAGACCGACTTGACGAATGCTCCCGGAGGCATCCTCAACAGTAGCATCTCAATCAGTTCCACCGGGGTTTTATCTGGAGGCGGTGGCGGGACCGTTACTTTAACCGGCTTGGGCTACACAATTCCCACCTACGACCTGATAGGCGGGACTAAACCTGCAGCAGACGCGGATAAAACCAGCACCATTTTAGGCGACACAGGGACTTTAACGCTGAACGCAGCCCTGACCATCAACTCCCTCCTGACCATCTCAGGAAGTGCCGCAGGAATAACTTCCGGGCTGGCAAGTTATTCTTCTGATGGTACCGGCTTCTGGATCAGCAAGGACACAAGCAACTCGCGAATGCGCGTGGGCACTGTGAGTGCTGGAGTTCTAACCAACGGGTTCGTTTGGGATGGGACTGCGTTTAAAGTCAAGGGCGAGATTCAGGCGACCTCGGGTACGTTTGAAGGGAACATCAATTCGAGCGCGACGATTACTGGTGGGACTATTGTAGGCGGTACGCTGAAGACCGCAAGCACTGGTAAGCGGTTTACTGTAGGAGGTACTGAAGAAGCAATAATGTACGATGCAACCGACACAGCGATTGCTAAAATGGGGGAGTATGGTTTCTACTCCAATTTGAAGGCTGGAGTTAGCTGGTCCTACAACTTTGAAGGAGTAAATGCGGCTAATTTTGGAGATGGGTGCCATCTAACCAAAAGTGGTTATGGGGGCGTCGTTGGGTATTTCAAAAGTACATCTACTGACAGTACCTACAACGTTTCTGCCGTTCTAGCTGAATCTGCTAACGGAGATGGAGTAGATGCTTCAGGAGCAGCGGGATACTATGACTTCTACGCCTATGGCGCCGGGACAAACGGGCCTTTTACTGGCAGTCATGACGCAATTATAGACATGCAAGATCCCGCAACACAGGGAGATATTATCGCGGATATTTTAATAATTAATCGACGAGACGTATCAAACTGTATTAGCGAGGTTGCGCTAGTTCACGAGGCACACTCCCCCGCTCTCGGTGTACTTACCTACCGAAGACCCTTAGGCAGAAAAGTTCCTGCTGCCTTAACCGGGGCAGAACCTGTCCTGTATGAGTTAGATCAAGCAAACAAGGAGTTTTGCATTGTGAACTCCCTCGGAGAGGGACAAATAAATGTCTGCAAAGATGGAGGAGCCATCCGCGCTGGTGACTATATTTGCTCCTCCACCCGGCCTGGTAAGGGCATGAGGCAGTCTGACGACTTGCTCCACAATTACACAGTGGCAAAGGCCAGAGAATCCTGTGTGTGGCAAGAGGGTGAGGACGATATCAGGATGATCGCCTGCACCTACCATTGCGGTTAGAAGAAGTAACTTTTGACGTTGCAGTAGTTGGCGTCGGTTTCCCAGTCAAGATAATAACTAGCACCGGGAAATTGGATTACCAGTAGGTAATAAGGCGCAGAGTCTGTGTAGTAGGTAATCTTGGTGCTGGTGTCACGGTACTTAAGTATTTCGGCTGCTTTATCTTGGCAGGCACCATAATCAGCAGCTTGGGTTGGCGCAGCCAAAGCTGCCTGCGTAACACCAGCCTCGCTACCACAACCAGCCAACAACCCAACGACCAACAAAATAATCATTTTTTTCATCAACCACCTCCTAGAAATTTAATTAATCAAATACTAACCCAACTCAGCAACCATGTCAACATAAAAATTCACTTCTGTACATAAATTCACTCCACCAAAGGAGTCTCCTAGATGGCGCAATACAAACTCGGAACAATTTCAATAACTAACGGCACAAATGTGGTGACCGGGGTTGCTACACAATTTCTAGCAAATGTGGCTGTAGGTAACTCCTTTAAGGTTGCTGGGATCAACGCTATTTACTCAGTGATCGCGGTGGACTCCGACACGCAGATTAGGATAAGCCCCAATTACGCCGGGACTACTGCTGCAGGAGCGCAGTACCAGATTTCAACCTCATTTACTCCCAACCTGAATCTGGCTGAAATCGAGACAGGGGATTCCGAATTCGCGTTCCACCTGACCCATGAGGTCATCCGAAAGTTGGACGCAGCAATTCCTGATTATACTGATGCGTTGGCAAGTAAATCTCCTTTGGCTGGGCCTGGGAGTTCTCAAAGTTTTAGTGTGGGGGCGTTGACGGCTACCACTTTGAACGGGTTTGCTACCTCCCAGACGCCGGGGGCGAATCAGATACTGGTGACTAACGCCAGTGGGGCTCTGGTGGTTCCCGGTGGTGCGATATTGGGCGCTCATGATGGCTCAGATAAAACATTCGTCGAACGGTTCAGCGGTGCAGCCCCCTACGCATACCTCAGCAGTGGCTCTGCTGATACTGATAGCTCTTCAGGATGGGTACTCCAATGCAGGAACTCGGCGGGGCAACTCTATAACGCACTGCAGATTGATGGTCGCGGAGACACAGCTACGGCTCCGGCTATCGCCGTGGCGTCAACAGGCAAAGTCGGCATTGGTGCAGTGGCGCCCCAAGCGATGCTGGAGGTTTTGGGTAATACCACCGTCTCTGGGTGGAGCGTCACCCAAGTTCTGAATGGTAACTACGCTGCGGGTGCGGGCGGTCTACCTGGGCTTCTTTTCCAATCCAACGGCACAATCCAGGCACTAATAAGGACTCCCAACGGTGGCGGGCTGGCTTTCCATTATGGGACAGGGTTGGCTGAGGCAATGCGTATCACCTCTGCCGGGAATCTTCTCATCGGTGTTACAACAGCTAACGGCTCTGGCGCGTCACTCCAGACCAAAGATGGCCTCACCTTCCCCGCAACACAGGTTGCCTCAGCTGACCCGAACACGCTGGATGATTATCGGGAGGCATCATACACGGGTACAGCAACAGGACTGACAACAGCCCCAACAGGAATATTTACGTTTGTTCGTGCAGGTGGTTTGGTGGTAATGGACATCCCGACAATAATTGGCGAGAGCAACTCGACCGCGTTCACGGTAACAGGGATGCCAACTACGTGCAGACCTGTGTCAGCCAGGCGCGTTGTTGTGCGCGGGCAGGATAACGGGGTAGGTATATTCGGGTTGGTGACCATCGGTGCGGACGGTGTAATCACTATGTCACCGAGCCCGGCGACCGGAGCCCTTTTTGCGGCATCGGGTAGCAAGGGTGTCGCCCAAACTACAGTTACTTATCCCATATAAAAGGAGCCAAATCATGTTTGAAGAAACAAGCGAACTCGTAGAAGTGACCGTCCTCCCCGCAGAAGGCAATATCCAGGTAGGTAGGATGAACACAGTCAAGAAAGACGGCGAAGTAATTTCAAAGAAGATCCACTACACCCTTTATTCGCCTGAGATGAAGGACCAGTTCATCACCGACATCGAGGCCCCCGCCAACGGAGGCACCCCTGGCATGGCTGCGCCGTACATCCAAGCTGTAGGTTGGTAAAAGGAAAATAAAATGAATTTTCAGATTGAACTTGCAGAAAATGAGATCAACTATATTTTAACCACTCTCCAAGACAAGCCCTTCAAAGAGGTCGTCGGGCTGATCGACAAAATCATGAAGCAGGCGAATGAGCAACTTTCGGTTAAAGAAGAAGTCCAAGATAAAGAATAAGAATTCAGATGTGAATCCTTGGAGGAGACTAGATGAACTACAATGACACAATTGAGCAGGGTGCCACTTTCTATCGAGAGGTGACCCTCTACACGGACATAAGCAAAACCACGCCGACCAACCTCACCGACAAGACTCCAAGAGCCTCCCTCATGACTCAGAATGGTCTGCATGTGGCAAATTTTGGTTGTGCTGTTTTGACTGCGTTAGAAGGCACAATTGCTTGGACCATGCCGCGTGCTACCACAGCACTACTAGAGCCCAGGCAGTACCTCTACAATTTGGACCTCGACGACGCTGATGATATCACCACCGACCGAGCATTATCTGGACAGATCACGGTGAAGACTGGGCAGGTGCTTTAATGACCGCCTCGGTAGCAGCTAGAGCCATCTTCGGGCTAATTTTAGCTGGACTGATCCATGCGTCGGTGCTCTCGGAGGAAATCTATTGGGGTGTAGAAGCGCCTAGAGCGACCCACTCCGTGGTGACTCCCCGACCACCCGCCGTGACCGCTGAGGGAAACCTCTACGATGCAACAACCGGCGCATTTTTGTACGACGCAGTTACAGGAGCGCCTTTAATGGCTTAGTGAGGTGGAAATGTCGGCTCAACCAATTTCAATTCAACAATTTTTAGAGGGAGTCCCTGTTGAATCCAGCCCTGAAAGTGGGGCCTACTTGGTCTCCGTGCGCAGCGGTGTTATTCGTAGGATCGGCTATTCCTCCCTCGTCTTGTCTCCCGCCGAGCGTGCTGCTAATGGTGAAGTGACTCAGATCCTTGGGTATCTCACTGAATTGGGCGACTTCACCGTTGAGACTCTAGCCTTGATAGAAGAGAAGCGCGCTGCAGGCTGGCCGGATTACTCGATACACATTCGCATCATGGGTACCTCCACTGTTGGTCTTGGTTCTTTTGTCGGGGTTTCTACTGCGGCGAGTGTCGCTGAATTTTCTGGGGTAGGTGGGTGGGCAGGACTAGGCTCTCTCACAGGGCTCTTTGTTTCGGCAGATGCTGCTGAATTTTCCGGCATTGGCATAGCAATTGGCCTTGGTTCCCTCGCGGGGATCTCTGGAGCAACCAGTGTCGCTGAGGGCTCAGGAGTAGGGATAGCGCTAGGTATTGGCTCTCTTGATTGGGTGCAAACCGCTTCGTCTGTGAGTGATTTCGCTGGGATTGGAATTGCCGCTGGGGATGGGATTGGGGCGGTTACTGGAGTTCTGGCTACTTTGAGTGTGGCGGAACTTCTAGGCGCGGGAATCTCCTTAGGGATAGGGGCTTTGGCTGAAGTCGTTGTCGGAACCTCCGTAGAGGAAATTAGTGGTTCTGGCGTAGCTCTCGGGGTTGGTTCAGTAACAGGGGTGACTACTACTTCCTCCGTAGAGGAAATTAGCGGTTCGGGTGAGACGATCATTCTTGGGATAGGTGCTTTGACTGAAGTGAGCGCCGTAACTAGTGTAGCAGAAATATCTGGTACTGGAGTAGCACTTGGGGTTGGTGCAGGGACAGGCGTAACTGTGGCGTCTGAGGTTGCTGAAATATCAGGGGTTGGCGAAGCTGCAACCACTCCGGGCATTGCTGATCTGACTGGAGTTACAATCTCATCAAGCACTGAGGCTGCAACAGGAGTTGGGGTTGCTGTTGGTATCGGTGCTGCTACTGGAGTAACGGCTACGGCGTCTGTAGGTAGTGTTGATGGAGTTGGGGCTGCAGGAGCACCTGACGCACCCTCTGCGCCGACCCTCGCAACCGCATCCAGCAGCATAACGCCGTCATGGGGTGCGGTATCAGGTGCGACGAGTTATAACGTGTATTGGAAAGCAGGAACTGCTCCAACAGCAACGGATGGGTCAGACGGGGCGACCAAAATTACAGGTGCAACTTCAGGCACGGCTGTAACAGGGCTGACAAATGGTACAACATACTACTTCTGTGTTACGGCTGTTAATGCAAGCGGAGAAAGTGCTTTGAGCGCAAGCGATAACGCAGTTCCTAATGTGGTTACAGCCTACAGTTATGGTTTTGAGGACGGATTAACTACAGGGTTGGTAGGGACGATTGTACAAGCACAGGAACTATATTCTCATACCGGTAGTTACTGTGGGTTCGCAGTTGCGGACGCACCACTAGGTGATTTTATGGAGTTATACAATCATACAGTGAACCCAACACAAACTACAGGTCACAGCATTTGGGTGCGTAGCGGGTCCTCTGAGGCTACTCCTAGCAATAGAACAGTTAAAATCTATCAAGGTGTGACACTTAAAGGTACCTTTATTGTGCCTCCTGATGCGTGGACCCAGTTATCCTTTGATCTTCTAGTGGAGAGTAGCGCCTTATCTGTGCAGGTCGAATCTACTTATTGGCTTGTTGACCCTGATGAAGGTTACGACGCGAGTCTTGTATTTGATGACATTGAGATTTTATAGAGGTGGCTCGTGCTATATATAAATAATGGAACAATTAAAATAGGGATTGTTCTCGAAGAGGGTGGACGACTAGCTCATTTTTCTAATTTGATCGATAATGTCAATGTATTCCCGTACGTTGAAGGTACACTTGTTGAAATTGGCACCATAATGTCCGTATATGGCGATCCTTTAGGAGCCACTGACGGCAAGGGGTGGAATCTTAATCAACAACTAAGTCAGTTTGGGGAATTGCCTTCAATCGTAACAGGTCCCATTATTACTGAAAACGAAATCTATGTAAAAGCACTGCCCGTCATCTTTGAATATTATGATGGTAATATGGATGTCAACCTAGAGTTGGAGCAATGGCTCACGCTCAATGGTAACGTAGTCACAATGCGGCACAAGCTGACGTATACCGGTCCCGATAGGAGCCAAAATTATGCAACAATGGGTGAGGTTGCCGAGCCCCCCTGGTATGGTTCCCCTGGGGTATGGGCACAGGAAGCCCCGTTTGTAGCTATGTCGCCATCACTGAACCACTATGCACTTTATTCGGGTGGTGCCCCGTGGACAGGCCAAGCGGTAGAACAAGGTGTACTGGATACTTTTACAGGCACCACACCTACAACTCCCCCATGGTACAATCCCACAGAAAAATGGATGGCGGGGCTTAATTCTAGCGGATGGGGTCTTGGAATATACGCGCCCGACTGTGCTGGATTTTTAGCAGGAGATAGGGCGCCTTATTCTGTTGCAATCGAGCCCTCCCAGCCATTTGGTTTTACTGCCGGATGGCCTACGCCAGTCGTGATGGAATACACAGTGCATTTCACGATAGGCACTGTTGAAGAGATCAGATCACGATTCTACACTGTGTCGGCATACAGCTTTTCAGTCCAGCCTAGTGCCACTGATGGATTAATCAGTTATCAGACAGAATGTGCAAGTGACTACACCCTAGCCTACTCAACCGACAACGGGACCAACTTCACCACTGTCGGCACAGAATCCCCCGGCAGTCACACACTTGACCTCTCCGCTTTACCTAGCGGGACATATCAGGTCAAGCTCAGGATCACCCCTCTATCTGGCGACACCACCCCTGTGGTGAGTGAGGCGGTAGAGGCGGTGATAGGCATTGGTGTCATAGCAGGGACAGGTAACCTATCCGGGGTAGCAATCAGTGCAACCACCGAGGCAGCAACAGGAATCGGAGTCGCACTAGGTTTGGGCTCCCTCACCGAAATTTCCACTATAGCAACTACTGCACCAATAGAAGGGGTAGGCCAAACACTCATCGAAGGGGTAGGCGCTGCTTCAGGAGTCACGGTAGCAACCAGCACTGAAAACATCGTAGGTACCGGCATAACCGCAGGAACCATCAATCAAATCAGAGGCCCTGACAATCAAATTCTGGACCTTCGTGATGTCAACAACCAACCCATAACCATGCAGTATTTATAGGAGTTTCAAAATGGCATATAACGCCGGAGTAACCCGTTATCAGAAGAAGAAGTGGATGGACGAGCTTGTGACCAAAATTGGTGCAGGTTCCCTCAAAATGTCGATCCACTCCACTACGACCACTTGGGATGCAACTACCGATCCCACGACCCCGCAGGTTTATGGCACTACGGGCGAACTGACTTCCACTGGCACCGGCTACACCGCAGGTGGCTACGTGCTCACTGCAGCTAACCTCACTGCAAGCGGCAACGCTTACCAGCTTGATTTCGCAGATGTAGAGACTGCGGCAGGAACCATCGACCTCGGCACCTACTGCGGCTGCATCTACGACACCACCGACACCAGCCGCGTTCTGGCGATCTGCACTCTGACCGTCACGCAGGCATCCGCAGGTGGAGCAATGACGTTCACCATCCCGGCTAACGCCATTGCTTTGTCCTAATCAAATTCACATCTGAATTTGGAGCCGCTCTTGAATTAGAGAGCGGCTCTTTCAGGAGATCAAAAATGAAACCCAAGTGGCTTGAAATAGCCGAGAAAGAAATCGGAGTGCTCGAAAAGCGTGGAGGAGAAAATCCCAGAATCCTAGCCTACCACGCATCCACCACGCTCAAAGCAAAAGAGGACGAGATCCCCTGGTGTAGTTCTTTTATAAATTGGTGTGTCACCCAAGCAGGAATCAAAGGCACCAATTCGGCTGCTGCAATTTCGTGGCGGAATTGGGGCGTTCCAACAGAGCCCAAAGAAGGGGCCATTGTCATAATCAGGCAGAAAAAGAAGGGTACTGATAAAGCAACGGGAAGCTCCTCAGGGAATCACGTAGCGTTTTTCAAGAAGATTGAAAAAGGAAGGATTTTTCTTTTGGGAGGGAATCAGTCGGACCAGGCGAAGGTATCAAGTTTCGGTCTTGGGAGTTACGAGGTTCTTGACTGCAGGTGGCCTGCTCAGGTGTAACCAAAATAGATTTAAGGAGATAAAAATGAAAAAGCTTATTTTGCTTCTGGTACTCATAGCAGCAACCCCTGTAGTAGCAGCCGAAACTGGGTATCTAGAGAGGGACTACAGTGGCACGGTGCTTCAAGGTGGGGCTCCCAACGGCTTGCTTTCCCAGACCTTGACCATCAACTCAACGACCATTGACGGTACTGACTCTATCTGGTGGTCTCTGTACCCACCTACCGCCTGTAAGGTCCGAATCATGCCTACTTCTGCGAAAGGATCTTACCCCCAATTCACTGCTCCTGTCGGAGTCAGCCTCTCCAGATTTGTGAACAAGGCGACTCCTTTCATCAACTTCAGCGGATGTACTTCAGGAGAACTGCAGCGGCAGTAGGAATTGGGAGCCTTGAATATGAAATTATTTTTCCTCCTTCCTCTTATTACCGCCTGTTCCCTCAACTCAGTAGCGACTCCAAAAACCATAGCCATTGAAGCGGGAACCTCAGTCCGACACGACGTAGGTGATGTTCCTACTCGAATTAATACAGTTTCCATCAAAGCACTTTGGGAACTTAGAAAGTAGGAGGCCTAGATGAAAGTAATTTCGAGTTTAGATTTTTCGATCCTGGAAGACGATAAGTATCGGCTTGATGAGGAGATTGTTTATTTTTCGGGTAGGTATGGTAAGACGGCCACCGTTCCCGCAGGCTACATCTCCGATGGTGCCACAGGCGCAATGGACATTGCCTCAAGAGCTTGGTGGGTTCATGACATTTTATGCGAGCGAGGAAAATGGGATGATGGTGCACCACTGAGCAACTGGCATTGCTCGCAGGTTCTTCAGGACATCCTGAAGGAAGAAGGGAGGTACTGGCAGAGTAAGCGGTGGTTTTGGGCTACGTGGTTGCTCGGGGGTGGCAAGGCGAGAGAGAACGGGATGTTCTCGGTTACATAAAATTTAAAGTTCCTTCCTCCAAGGGGAACGAGAAAGGGCTCCTGGGTTGGTTACCAGGAGCCCTTTTGGTTTTTAGCGTTCGACTAAAGGAGCCAAAGCTCCTACGATTGCTTTGAAGAGGTAATCCTTCGCCTGCTGCTCGATGGGCAGTTCCTCATAGGGAACGAAGCACGGATGCTCCTTCTTCTCAGGGTCTTTCACAAGCCCATAGGTCCAACCGTCGCGCTCTTTCTCGGCGAGCCAAGAATCGTGTGAGGCGCTTGCAGGGGCGTCGGGATTGCCGAGATTGAACTCGACGCCGCTGATGGCGCTCTGCGCCTGCCAGTCAGGAGCCTCGCCCCAAGTAGGCTGGCTGTGATCCCCAAGGCAGGCACAAAAGGCGCGGTTAGCTTCGTGGCAAACTGCGGCTACGTGAATAATTTTCATTTGTCTACATCCTCTCGTTGATAGCTTTCTGGATATACTCCAGGGTCGCTGAAATTAGTAATTCGTTTGTCTCGCTGTCGATCAGGTCCGCGTAGACGATCCCGTGCCTTGTATCTTTTCCTCGTCTGAGGTTTGTGATTACTAGTGATTTGTTTTGGAGGTCTTTTGTCATTCAGAAGTCAACTCCCTTCTTAAAAATGTGTTGATTGGTGGACGCCAATTTGATCCCATACTGCTCCTTCTCGCCCCTCAGGTTCTCCTCGTACCGACCGCACTTGAGGTAGGCCAAGTACCGCTTAGCGAACTCCGGGACTTCCAAAGGCTTCAGCCGGGTGAAGAGCCATATGTCCAAGCAGTTCCGGTCTAGGTACCACAGGAGAGCTTCGAGTTCCTCGTGGTCTTGGTCGAAGGGCTCACCACCGAAGATCATAATGTTCTCGATCAACTCCGGGAAGAAATAAATCTTCCTGTTGACGTCAACCAAGGCATCCCTCCAAGGAACCCCTTGATTAAAATCCCAACTTTCAGGGTTGTGGCAGTTCGAGCAATGAGGACCTCGACACCCCGCCAAGTAAATATCGAGGCTTCTTGTTTCCAGCGAGAATTGAGTTGTCAGGACGTTCATGCAATTCCCGAGTAAAATTGCCTGTGAGGGAAATCCTGCTCCCGTCTGACCTTATGCCACGATTTAACCGAGGTAAGGAAGCCCACCACACGGGTCAGCTTGTCCACAATTTCTCCTCCGCATTCTGAGCAGGTTTCCGAGATCCCTACAGTCATGTGGCCGTTCTCACATTTGTTCAGTAGGAAGTTGATTGCGAAGTAGATGACCCCAGCTTTAGCTGCAGCCTTAATCAAGTTCACCACCAGCTTAGGATCTTCGATCTTCTGCTCCACATTCAGGTGACAAATGGAGCCTCCGGAGAAGTGCTTGTCGAACAGCCCTTGGAGCATTATGCGATCCAACAGGTCTGCTTCGACCGTCAGGGGGATGAACTGATTGCTGTAGAGGTCATACCTCTGGTTGAACCCGAGCAACCTGTCCTTCTCCGCGAGCTTGACAGAAACATTTTCTCCTGGGATTTGCTCACAATTATGAGGCGACTTGAGTTTCTTCTGCCACCTGTCGTTCTCGGAGTTGATGGTGTTCAGGATTGCTAGCACGAAATCCTGCCCGTCTTTGGTCATTATGTCGTAGCCCATAATCTCACAGGCTTCGTTCAGGCCATTAACCCCACAGGTCGAGTATTGCTTGTTGAGGTCCATAAATCCGTGGGAGTAAAGCGGGAGGTTCCCGTTCTCGATCCTCTTCTTGACGATGTGCCTTTTCGTGTTGTTGATTCGGGAGCACGTACCCACTAACCGCTCGACCTCAGCGAAGAATTTCTCGGGGTCCTTTTTGTGCCTGAAGGCTAGCTTCGGCATGTTGATGGTGACGACGCCGAGCGAACCGATTTTGCTGGAGCCCGAACCGAAGGAGTTGAAGTACTCGTTGTCGGTCTCGCTCCGGAGCCTGCAGCAACTTGAAAGGGTTGATGATTTCCCGGTGTAGATGTTGATGAAGCCAAATTCGAGGTTCCTCTCTGCTACCTGGTTGAGGAAGGTCTCGTCGTGGATTTCTCCTGAATCGTCTACTGCGAAGCACGCAGTCGTTATCGGGAACGTAATGGCGGTTCTTCGCATTTCAGTGTTCATTACATCGAGGAAAAGCATCTGCAGCTTTTTCACGATCTCGATGTCCGGAGTGGAACCGTCAGGGAAAACGTAGTTCGGGCAGAGGCTTCCCAAGAACTCCTCGTCATAAACCGAGACGTTCGTGAAGGGGCTCTGGGATGCCCTGAGCGGCTGATTGACCGTGTAGACGAAGGACACAAGATTCTCCTTCACATAACGCCAGCAATCCTCTTCACTCGCGAAGCTGAAGTTGGCATCCATCTTGGTCGCCAGAATATTCTTGACGTAGTAGCTCATGACGATCAGTAGATCCGCAAGTCCTGCCGCACCCAACGTAGAATTGCTGGCGAGCACTACGAACTGCTCCAGTTGCGACTTGAAGCTGTAGAGGTACTTAGGAGGCACTGAGGTGATTTTGCTGATCATCGGAAGGCCCAGAAGCATCACGTCGTATGTCGAGTAGTTGAAACAGTAGGCTTGGGACGATCCGATGCCATGAACGTCATTCACGTAGATGTCACCGCAGACCTGCATCTCGATAACCTCGTCCGCTGTCTCCTTATTATAGAGCTTCTTGAAGTGCTTCCACAGCATGTAGTAGGAATTCAGCTTCAGGAATGGCTTGGGCAACTCTGCGTTGTAGACGATGTTGCTCATGTCGCCCAAGTTGGAGTTGGCGTCTATTGAGACATCAGCCGTAGTTTTAGCCGCGAAGAAATCCTTGGAGAACTTGGGGAGGTCGAGTTGCTTCCCGATCCCATCCATATCGAAAAGCTTTTGCGGGTACTTGGATTTGAGGAGATCCATCAATTCTTCGAACTGAGGGTCGTAACTAAAAAAGATATTCATTTATGCTCGGTGCTCCTGTGGTGTTTGAAATGAAAGGCTGGCAGTTCCCCACCAGCCTTTCTAAAATTAAATTCCCGAATGGCCGAAACCGCCCTGCCCTCTTTCCGAGTCGCTCAGTTCGCCTACCTCTTCCCATTGGATCGTCTCGAACTTGTTCAGTACGAGTTGGCAGATCCTGTCGCCGGGATTGATGGTGCACGGCTCGGTGCCATGGTTGATCAGGATGGCCGCGAGTTCGTTTCTGAATCCTGCATCTATAGTCCCGACGCAATTAGCCAGGCTTATCCCGAATGCCATTGCTATCCCACTTCGAGGCCTCAGTTGGATCTCGTAGCCTTCTGGGATCTCCACTTGAATCCCAAGCGGAATCAGCTTCCTGTCTCGGGGCCACAAGGTGACTGGCTTTTCGATAGCAGCCCTTCCATCACAACCTGCGTCTCCCGGCTTGGCGTACACAGGTACTCCGAAATCTGCCAGATTCTTAACCTTAACGGCGACAGCCATTTACGCAGCCTCCCTGTCCCGATCTTGATACTCCCTGCACCAGGTCTGGGTCAGCGCATCGACTTCAAGGTCAACCTCAACGAATTCGTCGGAGTTCTTCTGGTACTCCTTCCACTTTTTGTAGTCGGCTTTAATCGACTTCACGCTCACGTCGTACTTCTTGGCGAATTCAGTGAGGGCGTCCTTGATGTCGGCGCCGATGTCCTTCTTCCTGACTTCCTGTGCTTCGATGTCCCTGTAGAAGGGAATGAGTTCTTCCTGCTTAATCATTAAAAATCTCCAGTTTTACTTTTATGTTCATGAGTTGGTCTGCTGCGTTATGAAGCTTCACAAGCTGCTTGTCGATGATGTGGGTCATGTAACGAGCCTCATCCGAAGTGAAGAGGGGCTCGCAGCCAGGGCAATCGCCTTCGGCCTCTTCATGGGAAATGAAAAGGACCGGCCCGGTGCAGATCGGGCAGACGTACATGAAGCCATCAGGAACTTCGAATTCGGTTGGTTCTGCTATTGGGTACTCGCATTTGCTGCAGTAATACGTCATTCTGGGAAGCTCCTTTAGGCTACGCTGATTTCAGCGGGTTCGATGTTAAGCATGTGAACATCCGGGTTCGAGGATGCCATATCCGCGAGATGGACTACGATCTCGTAGGGCGTGTACTCATCTGGGAATTTTTTGATCCTGTTTGCGGGAGACCTGCGGGCCGTCCAAATCCCCATATGATGCGCGATAGCCCCTGTGATAGCCGAGAGCATTGGGACTTCCTCACCCTTCTCCTCTTTGAATTCCTGCGCTGCTTTGTGGACGAAGAGGGCACTGTCCCAATCGTGGAATTTCCCAGTAAATTTCTGCTTGACCTCAACGCCCTTCTCGTAGTCTGAGTACTTCAGGATATCGTGGAGGAGGCACGCAGCGATCACTGCGTCCATGTCATCTTTCTCGAAGCCATAGGCTCTCCCGAAACGCATCCCAAAGGAGACGGTGGAGCGCAGGTGGTTGATGAGGCCATAAGGCTCCAGATTGCTCTGGGCTGGGTGGTACTTCGATGTCGAGCTGCTCGCTACTTGGGTCAGGTACGCTGGTGCCTTCATCAGCGTGTAGGCCACGAAATCCTGGATCAGCGGATTTTTGATTTGCTTCAGTTCAGCTTCAACTAATTCGATAATTTCTTCGCTCAATTTGTCTCTTTCTCCCTCACCTCAGCGACTCCGCTGAGGAAATCAATGTTGATGCAGGTGGTTCGTCCTGATGGTGTCTCAAGAGTCAACCAGCCTGCTTCTACTTGTTTTAGGACTCCTTCGTGTGGGACCAAGGAGCCATATTTGTCGATCAACTGGACCTTCTTATCCAGAAGGGACTCAATGCCCGAGGACTCAGGTTTCTTCTTGGGTGGCATCCTCTTCCTCCTCTCCTTCCCAACACCAGGCGTCTTCAGGAATCACCTGGTCCAATTTCAGTTCACACTCGCCCCCGCCGTAATCGACGGGGGCTATTCTTGTGTACGGGCAATGCGAGTAGCACATCTAGGGAAGCGCTCCTTGCCATAGAGGGAGTTGGGTCTCAGCATCTTCTACGTAGTCAACCAACTTCCACCGGTCGGTATTCTTGGGCCACTCTTCGTAACTCCCGTTGCCCCAGAAAACTTCAGCTTCTTCGCTGTTATCACCCCAGCCCACTGGTTGCAAGAAGCAGAGGAACTCCCCGTTGAACTTGAAGAGCACTTCGTTCATGGAACAGTTGGCGCCCGACTTAGCTTGCTGCGGGAAGGGGGTCACGCCCAGAAGTTCGAAGCCTTCTACCTGCTGACCAGCCGCTACCGCGTTTAAGATGTCTCTGTTGAATTTTTTAGGTTCCCTGTATTTCATTTCATCTCCTCCTAATACATCTGCAGGAGTCGCTCAAGCGCGATCTCCTCAACGTCGTAGCGACCCGGAGCCCAATGAGTCAAGATCGCGAGCCCTCTCCAGTAGGCGTTCAGGCCTCCATACGCATAGGCGTCAACGTGGGCAAAGAAGGCGCCCATCATGCTGACTTGGGTGATGGTGTCTGCCCCGTGGCGGAAATAATTCACGCTCTCGCGCCTATGAGAGTGAGCAAAGACGACTGACTTGGCGGTTTGCTCTGCCGCCCGGTGAATCGCGTATTTCCCGGTAACCGGCTGATTCGCGGCGTTCTGGGGTGAGTGCGTAAAGAGAACGCCTTCAAACTCAATGCTGTCCCGGTAATCCACGACTTTGTGGACCCCCAACTCGTAGAGCCCCAGGTCCTTCACAAGATCCAGATGCTCCTTCAGTTCGGGCTTGGTTTCGAGGTAGCGGTCTAGCCTGGAACTGTGGTTGCCTTTTATGAACACCACTTCCGGCTTGTAGCCCGCGATCTTCTTGATAGGTTCAAGCAGCAACCTCAGCGCTTCCTTCCCTGCTGCTACATCCTCGATGTAGCGCCTGCCTTCCATGACTCCAGATTTGGTCAGGTCCCAATTAGAAAGTGATTCCAGCGTCACCCAATCACCCAAGGTGATTACTCGATCCGGCCTGCGTTCCGCAATAAGCTGCCCCGCTTTCGCAAATCGAGTGAGGTCCTGATCAGGCCCTACATGAGCATCAGGCACAACCAGAGTCGTGCTCCAGCCCTTGTCAGGTACCTTCTTCCCCAAGTACTCCTCCTTCGCCGCGCTCCATCCTCCGAAGACGCGCATGAAGGGGTCCTCAGTAACTCCGAACTCTGACCTCATTTCTCTTCGAGTGGGCAACTTGTCGTGCCTCTCCACGAACTGACCTAGCAATTCGAGGAGTTGTTCCTTCGTGTAGCTACTCATTTGACTCCTATTCAGATGTGAATTCATCTGGGCGAAATTCAGAAATAAGAAGTTCCGCCCTTGGGTTTTCCTTGTCGATTCCGCCGAAACTGTAGGAGACATCTCGGACGATTTTGTAGTTGTCGTCGGAGATGAGACCAAGTTCAATCAAGGCATCATCCGTGAATTTCTGTACAATCGTCAGGACGTTACCCAAGTCGAACTCCCGCTTGGTCTGTGGGAACACCGTGTAGTGAAATCGAAACGGAGGTTCTCCGATTGACTGCTTCGAGCTTCTCACTTCGTCCCAGACGATTCCCTTGTAGATGACCTTCATCTGGTTGTTGGTCATGTGGTGAAGATTCCTATATCTGTTTAGATTTAAAGGGATCTTCATGTCGGCCTTCGTCTTCCTTGGGATGGTCACCGTTAAAGGCAGGCTAATCCTCAAGGTACTTGCTCAGTTGATTTGCGATGTCCTCACAAAGATTATCGGTGACCCCATAGGTGGTTCCTTGGTGGGAACGGCAATTCCCTTCTCCGATTGCTTTGAAGTCTCGATAAAAATAACTCAACGTCTCTTCATCCTCAATCACGAATCTCACCGTGATTGGCTTGAAATCCACTTTCTCCCTCGTCACTTCCACTTTCATCTTCATCTCCTTTTTCAACTGGCAAAAAGCGCCAGCCTCCATCTTCTCTTGCTTCGATCCGGTGCCCCTTGTACTTATAAGGCACCATCTCAAGCATCTCAGGTTCCCACGAAGAAGCCATGCGCTTTCGCCGCATGACTCCGCTGGGCGTGATCCAATTCCCAACTCCGTTGTGCTCAAAATGATACTTCATGTTTTTGTCGCAGATCGCACAGATCCCGGCGCCGTGTGAAGGAGCATTTGTACCCCCACAAAGGGTGCATTTTTCCAGCCGGGTATGTTTTCCGTGCAGCCTGTACCTGCGCCAAGGGGCTTTGTCCCATAGGATTTTCCTACCAACACCAATCTTGGTCCCACCTACTTTCAGGTAGAGAAATTCCAAGAGCTTGCCTTTCACCGGCTTGATGTTGTTCAGGAGAGCGTTGTCCCTCCCTGAGAAGCTGAAAGCTACCCGGAAGAGATCCCCGTTGAACCAAACTAAAAACCCTTTGGCGTGCCCGCCTACGTGCCAGAATCGTTCTACGATTCCTACGGTCACCCTGACCTCAACCACATGAGATTCGCCGGTTCTCAAGGTATCCTGGTCGGTCAGCGCTAGGTACTCGCAATCCGAATGCTCCATGACCTTGACGACTTCACCCAAAACTTCCTCTTCCCGAAATGCGAGGCCCACATAATTGGGCGTGATCTGCGTGAGCAGGTTGTTATCCTGAAATTTTCGCAGCTTCTCTACTCGCTCGGGAAACGGAGTTGTAGGCTTGCCGTTGAGGGTCAAGGCAAACTCCTTCAGATTGTCGAAATAATCAACTGGGTGAAACACGGTCCTTCCTGAATTCAACCGCCCCGCGTAGCCCGTCAGGGTAAATCGTGGAGTTCCGATGTACTGCATGTCCACAGGAAGTAATGGCTTGATGCTAACTAATTTTCCTGCCACACATTCAAATGACCTAGATGATCTAGGCTCCCTAGAAACCACCCCCAGCCTCATGTCCGGGGCCATGACAGCGGAGATAGCGACCGGGTAATTCAGCGCAGCGAAGCTTGTCTGGAGGGCCTCAGGTGCCTTATAAATTTCGAAGGTGTTAACCACACCAAGGTCGAGCGAGGTCTGAATCTCCATGACGGGTAATCCTTTAGTAAAACTTTTTGAAACTAGCGAGAGGTAGAACTCACGGTCGATCCTGCCGGTCTTAGCCAGGAACTTGATGAGTTCTGATTCCCTCGTGCGAGTCACAGTTTTCCGATTGAAGAACCTGACGACTTCCAGAAATCCACCGAAAGATGCCTCAGAGATTTCTAGTTCCGGGACTGAGTGGTACCTGGAGTCGTCGATGGCCTTGAACCGAAAATTCAACATGCAGAACCAGCAGGCGAAAGTGAGTAGCCATTCGGATTCTTCTGGAAGCTTCAGGACCCCCTCAGCGAATTGCTTCCTCTTTTCCTTGGGCGACCTGAGTTCAACCAAGGAATTCCGGAAGTTCAAAACTTCTTCGATGTTGGAAAGTTCGATTTTCATTGCTGAATTGATGTCGTTCCATCCTCGTGTTTAGTAGCTCTGATTATGGTTGTGTAGGTCATCGGCAGCGCCAGTTCGGAGTGGGCGATTATGGCGATGCAGCGACCTTGCTCCTTCAGGTAGCCCAGCACCTCAAAAAGACCAGCCTTCCCTTCTTCATCTAGTGACCCGAAAATTTCATCGAGGCAGAGAACGTTAAAAGAAGAGGAACCTGTGGCCTCCAAAATTTCAAGAGTAGCGAAGAGGCAGGACATCTTGACCCTCGCCTTCTCACCCTCCGACCAGTTCGCCCACTTAACCGTCTTGTGACTGTCAGTGACCGTGAATTGGACTTCACCATCTTCATCAAGATAGAAAGCGCACGCGATTCTGCCTGAGGTAATCATCTCCGAATACTTTCGGATCAGGATGTTGAAGCTCCTCAGGAACCTGTCGATTTTCCTAACTCGATAACCCTTCGGCCCGAGGATTCCCAACCAATTCCTGATGTCCTCCAAGGTACTTTCTGCTTGAAATAATTCATTTCTTGAAGCGGCCAACCGGAGCAACAAATCTCGATTGTTTTCCTCGACTTGGCGGTTGAGTTCTTTTCTCGCTCGCGCCAATGCGTTGTGGTCCTTGACCTTAGTAACTTCAGTATCAATTTGGGAAACCTCGTTTTTTACTGAAGTCAACTTAGAAGCAACGTCGCCCAATGTCTGATCAAGCTTAGCCAAAACCAGAGGATCTGCATCAACCACAGGACCAACCTCAGCCTTCAGCCGGTTCAACTCGTTCTGCTTCTGCTCGAACTGCAGGTGCTCCATCCCGATTGATACCGTTTCCTGCAAGTTCAATCGAATCCGGCGCTTGCGATCCTCGAAGCAACTCACGTCCATCTGAGCTTGGTTACCGTCGATCCTGGTGTCGGGGTTGGCTTCGAACTTCTCAAGCTCCTGTGTCTTCCTGGTGATTTCCTGCCAAACCTTCTGGATGACTCGGTACTTTGAGAGGGAGGCTTCACATTTTTCAATGAGGTCTGAATCCTCAGCAATCTGGTTCCTGAGATCCAGGATCTGCATTTGGAACTGGTCAGGGTCAACTCGATGCCCACAGGTAGGGCAATCGCCCCTCTTGGAGGAATCTTCGAGGCTTACGACTTCGTTTTGTTTCTGCCCCCGCTCCGTCTGCTTTCGGGTCAACAGCGCCTCGATCTTCTTCAGTTGCTCCTCAGCGAACTCCAGTTCAACTTCAGGAGTTTCCAATTTGGAAAGTTCTTCCCTCAATGGAAGCAGCCGTTCGATCTGAGGCTTGGCCTTTTCGTACCTAGCGAGAACCCCTTGAGCCTCTTGAAGCTTGGATTCAGTGAACCTGAGTTCTTCCTGAAGCTTAGTTGCTCTGCTTTGTGCGTCCTCTTTCGACATTTCCGGGATTTGGAAATCCTTCAGTTCAGCTTCGATTTCCTGAATCCTCTCTTGTGTCGCTTGGTTCACCTCTGCTTTTTTAAGCTTTTCTGTGAGGTCGCTTCGATCTCTGGAAAGTTCCAGTTGTTGGGCTTTCAAATTATCAACTTCAACCCAAAGATTCTTCAGTCGCTCCTCAAGCTCAGCAACCGCTACTTCCTCAAGTTCAGGCTGGGTTTGAACCACGCCCTGCTCCATCATCTCAATGTTTTTCTGAAGCATCAGGATTTTGCCGTGCTTTCCTGCAAGAGCTTTTTCCTTCTCCTTCATTCGGTCGAATTCTGCGTCGAGTTCATCCAGGCGATTGACTCTGGAGATGAACTTTTTGCGCTCTCCATCTGAAGAGGATTCGAGCAAATTCAAGGAGCTTTTCGGGCTCTGGTAAACGAGGTCTACGAAAGTCGAATAGTCGGTTTCGAGGACCTCTTCGAGGAACTTCAGATTGTCCGGGATTCTCTTCAGGTGCCTTTTATGCTTCGCGCCGTTGACCTCTTCATAAATCTCGATCTCGCCGGTCTTCTTCGAGTTCTTGACGTACCACTCGGAAGCGCCTTTGGTGAACCAGATTTCGATCTCATAAGGCTGGCCTGTGATCTCGTTATTCACGTCGTCTACTTTGGTGCCCTTCGGGTTCTTGTTGAACAGGCCTTGGATCAGCGTCAGGAAAAGGCTCGTCTTGCTGGCGCCGTTGTTGCCGATGACCGAGTGAATCCCATTCTCGAACCTGAAGTCGAGGTACTTGTAGGCGAAGCAGTCTCGGGCCACTACTCGGGTGAACTCGACTACCACTCCTCTTCCTCCTTTTTAGGCTTAACGCTTTCAGTGAATTCAAATTGGGTGATGTCTTCGGTCCCAATCAAGCACTTCGCGCACCGCCTGTAGATGATTCCTGGACTGGACTTACGTTGGACATGAAATACTTCTGTGGACCCAGAGTCACAATTACCACATAGCGCTAGTCCCACTCCTCTTCCTCCTGAGGAATCGTGTAGGATTTCTCCTTAACGACCCTGCCTACGAAGAGGCCAAGGAAAAGGACTTGGAAGGCGAACCCCCTCAATGAGGGAATAAAGAGGAAGGGGAAAATCATGTCATCCAGGTAGCCCATCGCGGAAAACTCGAAGTCAATCCCAAAGAGCCTTAACCTGAGAACTACGGTCCTATTGGGCTCGTTTAAGGAACCTTCGATTTCAAATAAGTCTGAGAATTTCAAGCTGCCTCCTTCCAGACCGTCATCATCCGGTCGATTTTAGGTTCGTCGTACCCAAGTTCCTTCAGGTACATAGCCAGTTCCTCGTCGAGCGAGGCGTTGATGATTTCTTCCTGCTCTCCATTTTCCTGAACCAGCACCTGCAAAGCCTCAGGCACCTTCACCAGCTTGACATTGGATTGGGGCGCTACGATGGTCTTCAACTCAGGTACGGTCCCGGTGACCTCGATCCGGTAGAAGTCAGTCGCATTCAACTCAGGAAATTCTTCATCTGCTCGAATTCGGATCTGAATTAGTGAGGGCAAATTCGTAGCCAGCCTCTCGTACTTCGCAGTGCCCTTGTCAACGGTCAGGAGGAGAACTCCGGTATCGACCGAAGTTTGAAACTCCTTGTTGATCGGGTGGTTCGTGTAGATGAGCTTGCCTAGTGTGAGGGCCGAATGTATATCGCCTGCCACAGCAAGATCGAAAGGCTCCAGCAAATGATCGACATCAATTTCCTCCTTGACGAACTGATTGTAGCTGCAGCAGAAATGCGAGATCAGGATGTTCAGCTTGGTGCCGGTTACTGAGGGACCTTGGTAGGTCCCGAGATCGCAGTGGCTCAAGAAATGGAGCGTGCAATCCTCTTCCTGGATCAGGTGCGTCCAAGGCTTCGGCTGATAATTGACCTTGATCGTCTTGTCCTTGCCCATGTCGAGGTGCCCGAAGGTGTCCTTGCCTGGTCCGATACTTTCGTGGTTGCCTCCTATCAGGTAGACTTCGACACCCGCTTCGCGGCACATACGGAAGAAGATGAAAGCAAGCTCCTGCTCTTCAAGTTCGGGTTCACATTTCT